ATAGCACGAGCTAAACCTTTGGTGTAGCGAGCTGACAAAGAATCGTAGAGGTTATCTTCGATTGCTTCTTCAGTTAAGCTAAAGCCAAGGGCGATAGTTTCGTGGTTGTAACGTGCAGTCCATGCTTCTTGTGCATTGTCATAAGCGATGGCTTGGCCTTCGTTTTTGACTGGTGCAGCGCTAAAGCCTGACAGTTTGGTTTCTTCTTCAAAAGAACGCTCAGAAGTCTCAGTTTCGTAGATCTCTTTGTGTTCTTCACCGTATCGAGCATACTCAAGTCCGAACAATGCGTTCAATCCCGGGAGCAACTCTTTCAGTAGTTGTGCGCGTGAAATAGCCATTTAAAAGCTCCTTAATTAAACGCCAGTGGCGTTGAGGTATTGATGAGTACCGAAGTTCCACTTGCACAGTAATTCAGTGAATCCTGCGAAAGATAAAAGAACGGTTCCAGATGCTGTTGCGTTAGCAGACAAGGTTACGCTAGTACCAGATACAGCAGTTACATAAGTACCAACGGCAATGCCTGTACCAGCAACGCTCATACCTACAGTGATAGCACTGTTAGCTGCAGCAAGCGTTACGGCTGTGCTTGCGCTAGTAGTAGTACCAGTAGAGGAAGTAACGATTGCGGTGTCAGGAACACCTTGAATAACACGAACAGGCAACGTGCTGGTTGTAGCGATGCCAGATACAGCAACAGCGGAATCACCAGTGATGGTGGAACCAGCGTTTTGTACCAATGCAGCGTTTTGACCAATAGCGTTTTGACCTACAGCGCTAATAACGGTTGTGCCGCTAACATAAGCAACTTTAAACACATTATCTGGATCTTCTGAAACGATAGCTGTGATGTCGTTGATTGGGCTAGTAACGTTACCGGGATAGTACTGTGAGTACACACGTTGGTTAGTTGTAGGACTTGTGTAATAACAGCCGAGGAAAATACCGACTGGGGTTGCAGTTGCTGTACCAGTGTCTTTAGTAACAGTACCATCGGAAGTCAATTTAACTGCATCGCCATTGAAAATAGCGGTTGCAGAACCATTGTCGATAGGAAAGTTACGAGTTGCACCAGCGAACACCTGACCACCAATTAGATTAACTGGCTTTAGGCCGTAAGGGGCCGAAACGGTAGGATATGCCATTTAAAACTCCATTAATAAAAGTTAAGTACCTTTACCAAAGCTAGTTGTTGAACGTCCTTCTTTGAAGATAGGCATTCTCGAATCACTTTGGCGCATTAAATTGTTATCCACAGCTTCCGCATTTTTACGAGTCTGATCTTGGTAATACTCATGTTGCTGTTGATCAAATTCAATTGGACGCTTGCAAAGTAACAATCCGCCGATCTCGATATTGTCTTTAAAACGACTCTCAGGATCGACTAACAGTCGAAACTTAGGTTGCTCTTCAATACCTACAGGCTCATAACCTTCACGGAAGCGCACGTTGATGTTACGTGGATCTGCCGTATTTAGCATTGAAACTCTAACCCATTTGTAACCGAATCCCGGCTGTTTGTCAGGCTCTGGGAGTAATTCTGGTGGCATCCACTGTTTAGGACGTTCATCAAATTCACGGTTCTCTAATTCTCTTGTACTACGTGGTGCGTTAGCCATGTTAGGCCTCCATTTTCAAAAGTTCACGGACATATTGCTCAGGGGTAAGACCAAGTTTCTTCGCTATTGCTACTTGCGAGGTTGTTAATCTGACTTTCTTCGGACCCGTTGTCCTACTTGCTGGTGCAACTACCGTGGGTTTAGCTTTAGGACCGTTTCCATTTTGCTTAACCTTTACTTCTTCGTCTCCAAATTCTTCTGGAAACCTTTTTCGCATCGTCTCGTCTAACTTTGCGTAATACTCTTCAGACCCTATCGCTACACCCTGACGCTTGAGCTTTTCGTGAAGTCCAAGTGCCGAGGCTGTCATCTCTTCGTCCTGTCCGAACCAAGGATTGCGCTCTTGCCATGCCATAACTTTGTCGTCAGGCTTAACAATTTGAGGCTGTTGTTGTGTTTTTACTTCAAATTTCTCTTCTTGTAAAGGGGGCAACTTAAAATTCTTTACCTTTTCAAGTTCCATCTGAGCTTTGTTCAAATATGCTTGAGCTTCAGCCATTCTTTCAGAGTCACCGGATTCATAAGCCTCTTTATAGATCTGTTTTGCAGCTTTGATCTTAGCTTTAGCTGAATCTTTCTTAGCATCCTTGTACTCTTTCTCTCCAGAACTGAGCATTTTTTTAATTTGCTTGTTCTCTTGATAAAGTCTTTGAGCTGCTTCGATTGCGGCTTGTTGTTCACGAATAGCGGCCTCTTTAGCACGGCGTTCATCGTGCCAGATCCGCTTCATTTCAACCATTTTCTCTTTTGCTTCTTTGCTGTACTTATCTAATTCGTCAACATCCACCTCTAGGGCTTTGACTTTCTCAGGATCAGCGGGATAGCGGTTACGATCCGGTTCAGGGGTATCGTCTTCAATTTCAATGGATATCTGATCGTCATCCTTTTCGATTTCGATCTTATCTTCCATCTCATCTGGGAATTTAGTTACTGCTGCTTCAAAAGTAGCCATCGTTTGGCCTCCTTATTTACGTTTGATTCCACGAGGATCTAATACTGTAGCCTCTACGGAATCTTCATTGATGATGCGGAACTCTTTTCCATGAATTAAGAGACGGGAACCTGCATTTGGGCGTACCAAAATGAAGTCTCCGACCTTACACCAAGGTCCAGTAGGGTAACGTTCTTTGTCGGTATAGCAGTCTGGTCCCATTGACACCACAAAAAGTACTGTTGTAAGTACCTCTTCGATGCGAATAGTCTCATCTGCCTTAGCAATACCGCTTTCAAACTCTTTTTCCGCTTCAGGGATAGCGCACAAAATCTTGTAACCTTGTGGCTGAGGGAGTTGTGTTGCTTTTTCCTCGTCCTTTTTGTTCAGGATCTGGGATAAATCTACTGCTTGTCCTACATTTAAGTCATTCATCGTTTGAATGCTCCAATTTTTGTTTAAGGTCTGTTATGTACTGCCGTGCAAAAAGAAGACCTCTAATCTCTCCACACGTTTTTTGGTAGCCGCTAAAGTCACTGGCCTGTCCAGCGCTTATCCAACTACTCAAACTTTCTACTTTCTCGTCTATTTCGTGTAATAGCACCTCAAAAGCATCCATTATTTACCTTTCTTTGGGGTTATTTCCTTAGTCTTCTCTGACATTTCCCTTTGCACCTTCACGTCAAGGTGATTTTTAAGGGCATCTGCCATCAAATCTTCATGATGTTGCTGATTTTTCTGTGCATGACCAGAAATATGTTTGAAAGCCTCTAGTGCAGTACTTACTGCCAGCTCTTTCTTGTCCTTCTGATGCTCCATAGCCAGCTTTACAGCATCCATCTTAGTGTCCATAGTCTGCTTTTCGCCCTGTAAGCGAGTTTGGTTAGCAATACGTTCACGTTCGATGTCTTGTTGCTGCTTGCGTAACTGGATATCTGCCTGATCTTTTTGGGCTTTGCGTTGTTGCTCGGCCTGTTTGATTTGGAGTTCTTGCTGTTGCATCTGAATGATAGGATCTTGAGCTTGCTGCTGGGCTTGTTGCTGTGCAGCTTGAGCTTGATTCTGACTTAGGAGCTGAGTTGCAGCCTGAGCCAATAGCGGTGCTAGGCGGGCTTCTACTTCTGGATCCATATGGATGTCTTCACCAGTCTCATCATTCATTGGAGGCAAGTTCATACCAAGTTGTTGCTCGATCTGGACACGATATGCCCATCCTAAATGCTCATTGATGTGATTCATCATAGCGCCCTGAAGAGCTTGAGCTTGTGGATTTTGTCCTAACAATGCTGCAATCTTTGGATCTGTCATTGCCGCCATATGGACGGTAATGTGAGCTTGGTGATCTTGATAAGCAAAGGCCTTGACTGGTTTTTGCATGAGAATGTTTTGATTCTCTGTAACCGGATCTTGTGGCTTTTGATCTTCTGGTAGCGGGATAACCTTCTGTACGTTCTTAATGCCGATTACTTCCATCATCTGACGGTGCAATAAAGGCATGTTGTAGTACTGAGGAGCTGTCTGAGCTAACTGAAGAGCTGCTTGGTACTGAACAATCTTCTGTGCCAACGTTGCCGCATTAGGATCGCTTACAGGGATGACATCAACATTATCGTAGTCTGACTTACGGGCTTTACGGCTACCAGTCTCAGGCTCATAGTCGTAGTCGCTTGGTGCATTATCAGCAATGATTTCTTTGAGCAGTTTTAATTCCTGCTTCAAACTGTAATGGACACGGGCTTGAACTGCCGACATGACCTTTAAGGTGCGCTCAAGGATAGCCAGTGTTGTGCCTACAGGAGCTGCAGCACTCATGTCAGATACTTGAAGATCTGCTGTATTGGCGAAGCGGCGGCCTTCTTCAACAATAGTGTTGAGCAAAGAATACAAGACTTGGCTTGGCTCTTTGTACGGCAATGGCATGATGTTGTCTTTCATCGCACCAGAAGGTACGTCCACATCACGGAATTCACCCGGTGCTATCGGTGTGTCGTCACCTTTGACTCGCAACCCACGGGTCTTAAAGCCACCCGGCAGATTTGAGAGGGATCCTGCATCGACCAGCTGACGTATGATTGAAGTGCCACTTTTAGCATAAGCACCGATAAGATGGATAAGACCAAAACAATAAAAACCAAAACCGGGAATATACCCGTAGTGGACGATGTGTTTTCTCTTTTGGTAGGTTTCATCGCCTTCTCTCCAGTTTCTACGGATTGATAAAACTGTTCCGTTGGATTTTTCAATGGTAATGACATAAGGCAGTGCCATACCAGTC